CACCACCAGGCCGTCCTCGCCCTGGCACGACGACGCATCGACGTCCTCTGGGCGATCCTGCGCAGCCGCACGCCATTCCGCGAAAACCACAAGCTCGCCGCTTGACTCACGCATTAGGCTGCCTCCTCAGATCTCGTTTAGAAACCGGACGCCTGCCCGCCCTGGACGTTGGCCTGCGACCAATCGCCCCGCCCCGATCAGGCGGCCTGCCGGTGGCAGGCCGTCCGGGGCGTTGCCCGGAGCCGCGCGGAGGGCAAGGGGCCATCGGCAAGCTCGAAAGGTCGGGGCAGCGGCCGGCGGCCGCCCCGGCGGGCGGGAAGCGCCCGCCCTCGGGTGGGGCGGGCGCTGGCCGATGCGACGCGGGTCGCATCGGCCGGGGCCGGGATCGGGACCGCGCCTTGACCGTCAAGGGCAGCGGCGCGGTTTCCGAACCGTCCATCAGACTCCCGGAAACGCGAACCGCGCCACCACCCGCCGCCGCCAGGGCTGCGACAGCGGGCTCTCGATCACCCCATGCCCGCCATAGGCATGCACGAAGCTCGCCGCCGGCCCGACTTCGGCCACGATACCCAGATGCTTGGCCACCGCCGCCTCGCGCATCCGGAAGAGAAGCACATCGCCGGCCCGCTCCGCCCCGGCCGGCACCGGGCAGAGCCAGCGCTGCCCGGCGGCGAGCAGGATCTCCTCCGCCCCCGCCTCGCCCCAGTCGCGGCTGTAGGGCGGCACCGCCACTGGCTCTGCCCCGACCACCGCCCGCCAGACGCCGCGCAGCAGGCCAAGACAATCCGCCCCCGCCCCCCGCATGCTTGCCTGATGCACGTAAGGCGTGCCGATCCAGGCCCGCGCCTCGGCCACTACGGCGTTCATCCCGCAAGGCTCCCGCCGTCGTTGCGCCCCGCGGCGACCGGATAGGCGGTCAGCCAGTCCTCTCCGGGGATATGCGGAAAGCCGCGGAAATTGACGAAATTGCCGAACTTCAGCCGGCAGGTGTCGGGGCGCTTGTCGCAGCCGGCCTCGAGCCGCACGACATCGCCGGGGCGGACCGGCGCGCGCAGCCCCTCCCAGAGCTCCACCACCCGCCCCGCGGCCGACAGCCGGTCGCCCTTCACCGCCGCGACCAGCCCGGCCGCCGCCCCGGTCAGGACCGTGAACCGCCCGGCCTCGAACCAGCGATCGTCAAAGCCCGCGAATGCCGCCCAGCGGAAGAGGCGCCCGTCCTCGACGCCCTCGACCGCCCGCTCGGCCCGATAGCCCGCTGCGGCAAGATCCACCCCGCAGGCGGCATCGCCGAGCAGCGCCGAACAGGGCCGCTGGAATACCCGCCCGCGCGGCTGGCCGAGCAGTTCGGCCAGCCCCCGCAGCTCGGCCCGGAACGCCCCGCCCGCCCGCACCACCTCGCCGATCGCGCCGCGGAACTCGAGCGCGCGCTCTGCGACATCGGCCCAGTTGACCAGCCAGGCCGTCACCGCCGCCCCGTCGAACCGCCCCGCCGCGATATCGGCCTCGGTCACCGCGGCATCGCTGAGCGCCCCCATGGCCTCGGCATTGTCGATCGCCAGGCCGGTCGTCTGGCTCAGCGCGCGGGCCGACAGGCCGGTGCCGGCGCGAAACAGCACGCCCTCGAAGGCAAGGTCGCGGTCATGGTCGGTGAAGCCCAGCCGCATGCCGTCCCGCCGCTCCACCAGCCAGCAGCGGCAGACGGTCGTCACGCCAGCCGCCAGATGCGCCTCAAGGCTCACAGCCGCACCTCCACCACCGGCACCTGCGGCACGTCGCCGGCCTGGAACGAGGCGACCGAGACCGCGATGCGGTCGGTGTCGAACCGCACCGGCACGTCGAACTCGAACCCCGCCCGCACCTCGGCCCCCGCCGGTACCGGATCGCGGAACGTCACCACCCCGGTCGCGGGGTCGAGCTGCCACTCCACCCCTTCGCGCAGCGGCCGGCCGGCCAGCGCGACGACGACCGTGCCGGCGACCGGCTTGCGGATCGGGCGCAGATAGGGTTCCGGCCCCGCCGCATAGGTCTTGACCAGCCCGAAGGCGACCCGCATCCCGTCGCCGTGCCCGAGGCTCTGGTCGAGCGGCGTCACCGCCGCCCGGGCCGGGCCGGAGCGGAAATCCGCCCAGTCCTTCCAGCGGAAGCCGTAAAGCTGGCCCCGCCGCGCCTCGAAGAACGCCACCAGCGCCGCCACGTCGTCGAGGCTGCGCAGCCCCAGCCCCGCGTCATAGCGCCGGCGCGAATGCGCCCAGGGGCTGTTGCGTTCCTCAAACCCGTTCGACAGCCGGACGATCTCGGTCCGCCGCTCCGGCCCGCCGACCGAGCCGAAGCTGAGGCTCGCCGGAAACCGCACCTCGTGGAACCCCATCGCCTCACCCGTTCCGCTGCCCGCGGGCGAGCGCCCGCGCCACCGCCGCCGCGATCTGCCCCTGGCTGCGGGCAAAGCTGCCTGCATCCGGCGTCGTGACATTCATCACCACCGAGACCGGCCGCCCCGCCCCGCCAGCCCGCACGCCAAGCCGCCCGTCCGGGCCGCGCGCCAGGGGCAGGATCGCCTCCGGCCCCGCCTCGCCCATCAGGCCGCGCCCGCCGCGCATCGGAAAGCTCACCGGGCCGCTGACCACCCCGCCCTGCGCGAAGGGCATCACCCGCCCTTGCACGAAGGCGCCGCCCTTCTCGAACGGCAGAACCCCGCCGATCAGCTCGGCCACCGCCCCGCCGAGCGCATTCTGGACGGGGCGCATCGCCACCCGGTAGACCGAATCGACGATCGACCGGCCGACCATGCGCAGGGCATCCGACAGCCGCGCCCCGTCGAAGACGAGGCCGTCGAAGGCCCGCCGGAGGCCGCCGCCGATCCCGGCCGAAAGGCTCGCCGCCTCCCGCCCGGTCAGGGCGAAACTGTCGCGCATCCGCCGCAGCTCGCCGTCGAAGGCCGCCGCCACCCCGCCCATCGAGGCAAGCGTCGCCTCGAGCGCCGCCACCTGTGCATCAAACCCCTCAGCCATCGCCCCCCCGATCCGGAAACGCCGCCAGCAGCGCCCGCAGCCGCGCCCGCCCCATCGGCGCCGCCCCCGCCGCCTGCCCGAGCATCACCCGCAGCTCCCATGGCGTCAGCCGCCAGAACTCCGCCGGGGTGAGGCCAAGCCCGTGCAGCCCCGCCCGCATCAGCCCCGCCCAGTCCATCGCCCCGCCCTTCACCCCGGCCCCGCGAAGGCCCGGGCCAGCAGCAGCGCCGCCGCCCGCGCCGCCCCGGCGACCCCGCCCTCGATCTCGGCTGTGGCAAGATCGGCCGCCGTCCCCTGCCAGCCGCCGCCGCGCAGCCCCGCCACCAGCACCGCGATCACGTCGCGCGCGCCGAACCGCCCGGTCTCGAACCGCTCCACCACCTCGATCAGCGATCCGGCCGCCAGCGCCGCCTCCATCTCGGCCAGCGCGCCGAGCGTCAGCCGGCAGACATGCCGCCGCCCGTCGATCACCACCGCCACCTCGCCCGCCCAGGGATTGACATCGGCGGCCGTCATCACAGCGCCGTGAACTGAAGCTGCCCGGCCGAGGCGAGCGACAGTTCATAGGTCGCCTCGCCGTTGTAGGTGCCGGCATATTCGATCGCGGTGATCAGGAACGGCCCCTGCACCACCCCGAACGACGGGATGACGATCTGGAACTGCGGCACCTCGCCGTCAAAGAAGATCTGCCGCGCCCGTTCGTCGGTGCTGGCATCGCGAAAGATGCCGGCACCGCTGATCGTCGCCGATTTCACCCCCGCCCCGCCCAGAAGCTCGCGCCAGCCCCCGGCACTCTCAAGGCTCGTGACCTCGACCGCCTCGGCGTTGAAGCTGATGCGCGTCGCCCGCAGGCCCGCCACCGTCTCGAACTGCCCGTCGCCGGTCAGATCGACCTTCAACAGAAGGTCCCTGCCGTTCTGCACCGCCATCGCTGCCTCCGAACTGTCTGAATTCGCTCAATCCGCCGCGCCGCCCGCCCGGTATGGGGCGCCGCCTTTCCGCCGCCGGGCCGGCCGGCGGGCATCCCCCGGCGGATGCCCCTCACCCCTCGACGCGGGCCCGGAACACCAGGTCGATCCGCCGCACCGCGCCTGCCGCCTCGCGCCGCGCCCGCGCCGAGACGAACCACAGCCCGACAAGCCGCCCGCGGGCGAGCGTGAGCGCCGCACCGACGAGCGCATCCGACACCGCCGCCGCCGCCGCCTTGGCGACCGCAAAGCCCGCCTTGCGGCTGACCACGCTCACCGTGAGGCGATGCTCGGCCCCTGCCCCGGAGGCGTCCGAGGCATCGCGCACCTCCTCGGGGCCGATCAGCACGAAGGTCGCCGGGCCCTCGCCGGGCGGGACGGCATCATGCACCGCCCCGCCCACCAGCGCCGCCAGCGCCGCATCCCCCGCCAGCCGGTCATAGACCGCCGCCTGCAACGCCGCCGCCATGCCATAGCTCATGCCGAGACCTCCTCGCGGGCAAACAGCGTCAGCCGCCGCCCGCCCGGCGCCTCGGCGACCGCAAGGATCACGAACACCCGCGCGCCGAGCCGCAGCCGCTCCTCGGGCCGCGGCCGCGAGGGGGCACCCGCCGGTGCCGCCGGCACGCTGATCCGCCAGGGCACCCGGCCCTCGAGGAGTTCGCCGCGCACCGCCTCGCCCCCCGCCCCGGCCGCCATCTCGGCCCAGAGCGTGCCGCGCGGCACCCAGGCCTCGGCAAAGCCGCCCGCCCCGTCGGGCACCTGCGCCCGCGCCTCGAGCACCAGCCGCACGCTCACCGCCCGCCCCCCAGCACCCGCACCGTCCGCCAGCGCTCGATCAGCCGCATGACGCCGAAGGGCAGCGCCCCGGCCTCGCGGAACCCCGCCTCCTGGCGCACCTCGTGGTAGGAGGCGGCAAGCATCAGCACCGCCTGGCGCAGATCCGCCGGCACCGTCTCCCAGGGGCCGAAACCGGCATCGAAGGTCACCTCGGCCGCGCCGTCCGGCGGGATCGCCGGCAACGCCCCCCCGCGCGGCAGCAGCCGCGGCCGGTGCATATCGGCCCGCAGCCGCCAGCGCGACTGCTCGACCGCCGCCGCCCCCCCGGCCGCGTCGCGCAGCACCACCGCCACCACCGCCAGCACCGGGGCGAGCGGCAGCGCCACCCCGCAGGCGTCGCGCCAGGCCCCGACGACCCAGCGGAACCGCCGCGCGATCAGCGCCTTGGCGCAGCGCCCCTCGATCGCCGCCAGGCTGGCGCGCAGATAGCCGGCAAGCAGCGCCTCCTGCACGCCCTCGTCGCCGAAGCCCGAGCCGAGCCGCAGCTGGTCGCGCAACTCGCCGACCGGCAGCGCCGCCGCCGGCACCGCCGCCTCTTCCGTCAGCATCATCGCCGTCACTCCATCGTCTGGCGCCGGGGAAGCCCCCCGCCGGGGCGGGGGGCCTTGCGGCGCCGGTCAGGACACCGCGAACCGCAGCAGCTTGATCGCCGCGAAATCGCTCACATCGCCGCCGACCCGCTTGGTGGCGTAAAAGAGCACATGCGGCTTGGCCGAGAACGGATCGCGCAGCACCCGCAGGTCGGGCCGCTCGGCGATCGTGTAGCCGGCGCGGAAATCGCCGAAGGCGATCGCGAAGGCGCCAAGCCCGATGTCGGGCATGTCCTCGGCGATCAGCACCGGATAGCCCATGAGCCGCGCCGGCTCGCCGGCCTGCAGGCTGTCGGCCCAGAGGAACCGGCCGTCGGCGTCCTTCATCTTGCGCACCGCACCGGCGGTCTTGGAGTTCATCACGAAGGTGCCGTTGGCCCGGTACGAGGCATCGAGCGCATAGACGAGATCGACGATCGCATCGGCCGGGTTGATGGCGGCGAAATCGCCCGCCGTGCCGGTCACCACATAGCCAAGGCTGCCCCAGGCCCAGACCGCCTGGGCGACCTTCGGCCGGGCGAGAAAGCCGAAGGGCTTGCCCGCACCGTCGCCGGCGACGAAGGCCGCCGCCTCGGCGCGCGCGAAGCGGTCGGCGATGCGGCCCGCCAGCCAGCCCTCGATGTCGAAGGCGCTGTCGTCGAGCAGCCGCTGCGAGGCTTTCGGCATGGCGCTGAGCTCATGCAGCCGGATCGAGATGCGCTCGATCACCGGGGCCGCGGTCTCGGTCACCGCCGCCGTCTCCGACCCCCAGCCGGTGCCGACATCGCCGCGGTCGATCAGCACGTCGAACGAGGTCGCCTCGACCGTCACCACATTGGCGACCTGCCGCAGGCTCGCCGTGCTCTTCAGCACCGAGCGCACGGTATCGGCGGTGCGCGGATCGACAAGATAGCCGCCCTCGCCGGCGACCAGGGTGTTGAGGCCCTTGCCCTCGAGCACCAGGCCGCGCAGCCCGTCGTCGTCGCCGACCCGCAGATAGGCGTCAAAGGCCTTGCGATGCGGCCCCTCGGTCTCGGCCGCGGCCGACAGGGCGGGGCGGGCAAGGCCCGCGGTCTTGCGATCCAGCATCGTCATCCGCTCATCCGTCCTTTTCAGCCTGGCCGCGATCTCGGCCTGAAACCCCTTGAACTCGCTCAGGAACGCGGAAATTTCCGCGTCGTCGTCGCCGCTCTGCACGTCCGCTCTCCTCATCACAGCATCGCCTCCGTCCTGCCGCCCGCGCCGCCCGCGCCGCCCGCAGGCTCGGGCGGGGGCGCCCTCACCCCGCAAGCCCCCGCCGCGCCTCGGCAAAGGCCGCCGCCAGCACCGCCCAGGGCGAGCCGGCCGCCTTGGCTGCCACCCGCGCCGCCCGCAGGCTCGGGAAGGTGACAAGCGACACCTCCCAGAGATCGACCTCCTGCAACACCCGCCGCCCCTCGGCGTCGCGCGCCGCCCGCTTCACCCGGTAGCCGATCGACAGCCCGTCGATCGCCCCGGCGCCGATCAGCGCGGCGGCCTCGCGGGCCCGCGCCACCTCGGGCAAGAGCCGCCCGCGCACCCGCAGCCCGGTCGTATCCTCGGCCACCGTCTCCCAGACCCCGATCGGCTCGCGCGGGTCGTGCTGCCAGAGCATCGCCACCCGCCCGCCGGCCCTGACCGAGGCCGCAAAGGCCCCCGGCGCCACCACATCGCCGCCCTGGTCGGCAAGCCCGAAGACCGAGGCATAGCCCTCGATCACCGCGCCCTCGGCCAGCGACAGCCCCGCCGCCGGCCGGTGGAACTTGCGTTCCAGGCCCATCCCGTCCGCCCCGTCCATGCCGCCTCCTACCGGACCGCCGACGCGATCAGCGCCTCGGCCCCCTGTGCCAGAAGAAACGCCGCCACCCCGCAGACCCCGAGCCACAGCCGCTTCTCGAGCCGCTCGAGCGCGGTGTCGATGAGCGTGAGCCGACGTTCGAGGGCCGCCCAGCGTTCCTCGGCCACCCGCTCGTTGGCCTCGATCCGCGCCGCCGCGGCATCGAAACTGTCATAGAGGAACCGCGATCCGCCGCTGCCGCGCCCGCTGCTCATTCCCCCTCCGCGATCCGCGGCAGGCCGAGCAGCGCCCGCTTCTCGGCCTCGCTCAGGAACGTCGCGCCGGCGACGCGCGCCCATTGCTGGTCGCGCTCGGCCGCCAGTGCCGGCACCTGGTCAAGGTCGGGGCGCAGCTCGACCGTCTCGCCGCTGAAGCCGGCAAGCCAGGCCGAGAGCGCCGCCGTCACCTTGGCCGCCAGGGGCAGCACGGTGAGGCGAAAGAACGCCCGGTTCGCCTCCTGATAGTTGGCATAGGTCGCATCCCCCGGAATGCCGGCAAGCATCGGCGGCACCCCGAAGGCGACCGCGATCTCGCGCGCCGCCGCCGCCTTGGTCTGGTGAAACTCCATGTCGGCGGGGCTGAAGCCCATCGGCTTCCAGTCGAGCCCGCCCTCCAGCAGCATCGGCCGGCCGGCGTTGCGCGCCCCCTGGTGGTTGGCCTCGAGCTCCTCGACCAGCCGCTCGTACTGGTCCGGCGCCAGCGACCCCGCCCCGTCCAGGCCGCGATAGACGATCGCCCCCGAGGGCCGCGCGGCATTGTCCAGCAGCGCCTTCGACCAGCGCGAGGCGGCGTTGTGCACATCGAGCGCCGTCGCCGCCGCCTGCAGGGGCGAGAACCCGTAATGGTCGTCGCCGGGGTGGAAGCTGCGGATATGGCAGACCGCCCCCGTGCCGGCGGCAAAGCGGTGCCGGCGGTTGCCGACCGCGTATTCATAGGCCAAGGGCCAGCCGTCCGGTCCCGGCACCACCGCCACCCTGTCCGAGCGCAGCACATGCAGCTCGGCCGGCAGCGCCGCCGTGCCCGCCACCGCCTCGACATAGGCGTTGCCCGACAGCAGAAGCTGGGCATAGACCGCCTCGAGGAACTCGCCCCGCCCCTGGCCCGCGTTCGGCCGCCGCAGCAGCGCCAGCAGCGGATGCGCCTCGTAGCGCCGTTCCCCGTCCTGGCAGACGAGCGGCAGCGCTGCCGCCGTCTCGGCGATCAGCGTGACCACCCGGAAACACACCGGATTGCCCAGAAACCCGGCGCGCGTCAGGCTCACCGTGTCGCGCGGGCTCCATGCCGCGCGGCCCGCCGCCTGGAACGCAATCACCGGCCCGGCGGCCGAGGCCTTCGCCTCCGCTGCCCGCCCCTTTCCGTCGCCCATGTCCTGCCTCCATCCGCCGCCCGCCCTCCCCGCAGGGAAAGGCATGGCGACCCTCACCGTTCCGCCTGCCGCGCCGGCCGCCCGGCGCCTGCCAGCCGCCCCGCCGCCGCCCCGCCGCCGCCCCGTCAGAGCATCCGCACCCGCGGCCGCCGCCAGGTTGCGGCCGGCTCGATCATCAGGTCGGTGATCGCCCAGACCAGCGCATCGACCCGGTCCGGGCTGCCCCGGCCGGCAAAGCCGCGCAGCGACATCCGCGCCATCTGCTCCTCGAGCGCGATCAGCCCCCGCACATGCCGCACCCGCCCCTGTTCGTAAAGCGCCGCCACCGGCTCGGCCCGCACCGCCTTGCCGCGCGTCGCATGCACCGCCCGGTAGGGCACGAAGGGGCTGACCGAGCGCAGCGTCGCCTCGACCAGATCGCCGCCCTGATTGACCTCGGCCACCACCCGGTCGGCCCCGTGCCGGGCCAGCGCCGCCACCGCCGCCTGCGCCCAGTCGTTGGGCGAGCCGGCGATGCTTGCATCCTCGATCACATAGGCGCACCAGTCCCGCGGCTCGCCCTGCGCCAGAACGCCGGCGACGATGATCCCGCATTCGTCCGACCGGTTCGTGCCCGACACCGGCGGATCGACCGCAACGACGATCCGGCTCAGTTCCGGCACCCGCTCCACCTTGCAGGCGTCAAGCCGCGCATCGCTCCAGAGCGCGCCCTCGACATCCTCAAGCAAAAGCCCGTCGATCTCCTGCCGCCCCAGCCGCTGCCCGCCATAGCGCGCCCGCACCTCCTCAAGGAAACTCGCGGCCAGATAGGCCCGGTTCGCCTCGGTCGGCGCATGCGTCACCACCGTCGAGGGATTGCGCAGGATCGCCTTCAGCACGCCCAGATTCTGCGGCGTCGTCGTCACCACCTGGCGCGGGTTCGGCCCCAGCCGCAGCGCGAACTGGAGCATGTCCCAGGCCTCCTCGGCGCGTTTCCATTTCGCCAGCTCGTCGGCCCAGGCGGCATCGAACTGCGGCCCGCGCAGGGAATCGGGGTCATGCGCCGAGAACACCTGCGCCACCGCCCCGTTCGGCCAGACGAGCCGGCGGCGCGTCGCCTCCCATTCCGGCCGGCGGTCCTGCGGGGTGCAGGCGAGGATGCCGGAATCGCCCATCACCATCACCTCGCGCACCTGGTCGGTCGTCTCGCCCAAAAGCGCCACCCGCGACGCCGCACCCGGATCGCGCGGCCGCGCCCCCTCGACCTGTGCCCGCACCCATTCCGCCCCGGCGCGCGTCTTGCCCGCCCCGCGCCCGCCCATGATCACCCAAGTCCGCCACGCCCCCTCGGGCGGCAGCTGATGCGGCAGCGCCCAGAACTCGAAAAGCCAGGGCAGCGCCAGAAGCGCCTCGTCCGAAAGGCCGCCGAGGAAGGCGTCAACCGTCGCCTGCGTCGCGGAGGCGAGCCAGGCGGCGCCCGATCTCATCGCGCGCCGCGTCGAAGTCGAGGGCGCGGTCGCCGCCGATCCCCCCGTAGTCCTTGCGAAGCTTGTCAATGGCCGCCCTTTCGTTCAGGACCAGCTTGAGCGCGTCCTTGAGATCGCGCGTATAGGTCATCAGTTCGCGGGTGTTGTCCTTGCGCTCTTCCTTCACCTCGCGCAGCAGCAGCGTGAAGATCTCCGCCGCCGTCGTGTAAAGCTCCCACGCCCCCGAAAGCGCCACCTCCGGGCTCGGGTCCGCGCCAAGGCCGGTCTGTAGTGTCATGCCGATGCTGCCTGCCCCTCATGCCCCCCGCGCGAGCGCCATGAAAAAGCAGCCGCGGGGTCGCCCCCGGGCTGCTCACCCATGTCTCCTAGCATGGCGAAAGCGATACCCAAGACCGCCCGCCAGGTCAAGAAGTTTATTATTTCCAGTGTGTTAACGGAACGCCCGGGGCGCCGCCCCGGCCCGCAACGCCGGCCTCAGGGCTGCGCGCGCGCCCGCTCGGCCTCGATCGCCCGCCAGCGGGCGACGTTGCGGTTGTGCTCGGCGAGCGTCTCGGCAAAGGCATGCCCGCCGGTCCCGTCGGCGACGAAGAAGAAATAGGGGGTGACCGGCGGGTCCAGCGCCGCGGCGATCGAAGCCCGCCCCGGATTGGCGATCGGCGTCGGCGGCAGACCGTCGATCACATAGGTATTCCAGGGGGTTGCTGCCCGCAATTCGCTCTGGCGCAGACCCCGGCCAAGCACCCCCTGGCCGCGGGTGATGCCATAGATCACGGTCGGGTCGGTCTGCAGCCGCATCCCTGCCCGCAGCCGGTTGACAAAGACGCTCGCCACCTTGCCGCGTTCCTCGGGCACGCCGGTCTCCTTCTCGATGATCGAGGCCATGATCAGCGCCTCCTGCGGGGTCGCATAGGGCAGGCCCTCGGCGCGCGCCGCCCAGAGATCGGCAAGGATCCGCGCCTGCCGCGCCGCCATCTCGGCCAAAAGCGCCGCCCGGTCCGCCCCCCGCTCGACATCGTAGGATTCGGGGGCAAGCGAACCCTCGGCCGGCAGCGGCCCGGTCTCGCCCGACAGGAACTCGGCCGCCTTCAGCGTCTCCACCACCTGCCAGACGGTGGTGCCCTCGGCCACCGTCACCCGGTAGCGCAGGCCGGGCGCGGCCAGCGCGGCCAGATATTCGGGCGGCGGCGCTGCCGCAGGATCGAAGGTCGCGACCTCGCGGAAGGTCTGCGTCACCGGGTCGAGCTCGCGCAGCACCATCTCGGCCCGGGTGACGCCGATCCTGAGGTTCGCCTCCGCCCCGCAGGTCGATTGGCCGCCGCGCGTCAGGATCGCGAGGATCTCGGCCATGCTGGCGCCCTCGGGCACCCGATAGGCGCCGAACTTCAGCTGGTCGGCCTTGCCCGCGTAATCGGCACCGATGCGGAAGATGCGCGCGTCGGTGATCGCCCCCTTGTCCTCGAGCGACCGGCTCACCGCGGCAAGGCTCGCCCCCCGCTCGACCTGCACGCAGATCGCCTGGGTCAAGGGCCCCGGCCCCTCGAACTGCTCGCGCCCCCAGGCCAGCAGCCCCGCCACCACCACGAGGAGCACGATCAAGAGCGTCAGCGCGCTGGAGGCGAGCCCCTTCAT